GCATTGGCGCCTCAAAAGGCAAATGGTGCTTTGAAACGAAACTTAACAAAAGGTAACCGAGACATGGCTACTAAAAAAGAACTGGATTGGATTGCAGAGTTGCAAGAGGTGCTGAATAAATGCCCTAGTAAAAATCTAGGCTTCTTCACTGTTGGTGATCCTTATATTACTATTTTTGACAATCGCAAGCTTCAAAAAATATACGAAAAAAGTACAGATATAGGTTTAGATTTTTGTAATGGCGTTCATGACACGGACGCCGAAATCGGTTCAATTGCATTTCCTAACGCCGTACACAGTACGGCAGGTTAATTTAACACACAGTAAGGAACAATTGAATGTTTTCACTGAAAAAGGAAGTTGTCCACCGTCGCGCAGATGGAATGAATAACGGCAACGGTACATTCAATCGCGTTGACTACAAAGTCATGGTCACAACTATCAAGGTATTTTGGATAAAAGTAGCTTCTTGGGAAGCTGAATATTAACTCACACATAAAGGAACCAAGGCATGGGGATAAGCACTGAAAATCTATTAGAATGGATGGGAACTTACCATTTACCACTTGAGCTTTTCAGAGAAGACGAAACCCAATTGTGGGTTGTCGTTGATGTCTCTTGTGGTTGTGTAATCGGCTCAGGTGAAAGCCCAACTATCGCGCTATTTGAAGCACATAAAAAACATTCACAATAAGGAAACCTAAAAACGAAAAAGCCGCCCAACTTTCGAAGGGCGGCTTGGCTGCATGCGCTATTGGAGCTTTATGGTTTAATACTTGCTCATCAGATAACCACGAACATATCGACCCGCAGCAGCTCCACCACTCGCACCAGGGTGAACGCCGTTATTCGCGCGCCATATGATCCCATCATCTGGTCCAGCATAATCATAGCCACCTTGACCCGTTTTGCCCCTCTTAACGATAAACTGACCACTATCGGTACACTCAAATACTGAACCATCATTAGGCGTTAAATCTGCCTCTTGCGTAGCTTGAAGAGCAACAGTCTCAAGGTTGAATGGATTGAATGGGTTACGAGGCCCTAGTGTGCGTTGAATGTCATTCACAGCGTCCCAGTTCGTCCACGATGGCACAATGTATTTGCGACCGCCCTCTTGACCTTTGAAGTGCTTAATCAACGCATTATTGAATATAACCGCATTCCTACGCAGCAAATTCATATCCAGATTGATGCCGTAATCATCACCCTGCGCATCTTGATTTAATGTTGGTAAAGGAATTGGGACAATACCAACTTCAAGACTGGGGTCTTGTGTCAGGATGTCGTCAATTAAGGTATCGTAATCCGCAAGCCATGTAGGGATCGCTGCATATAAAGCCGCATCATCCGCAACTGTTGTTATATCATTCGTACCTAGCTGGATGATCACATCGTCTAATGCAGGAATAGAATTTGCTGTGCAATACGCTGAAAAGTCAGTTGTAGTGCCATTCCAAAATGGCCCAGATGCTCCTACGAAGTAACCAATCCTCTGCCCTGCATGCCCTTCGTTGACATTACCAACCTCAACAGGTGGAGCCACAACCAGACCAGACGTTGATCGTGATGGCGCAGAAACAGTCCCATGTGGTGTAACCGTAAGAGCCCCACCTGTGTTTCCACGCAAAACTTCATCAATCACATAGCCGTTTCTTGTAATACTATCACCGATAAACATAACGTTTTTAGTTTGACCATCACCCGCCGTTGCTGATGAATGATCGAACGAGAAACCCAAATCTGCTATGATGTCTAAGTTTTCTTTGTTTCGTACACTGATTTTTGCACCGCCTGTCACACCTGATCCATTTGCGATATTCAGACGCCATCCATCTTTATCTTGCTGGCCCCGTGCTAGATTTGCACAGTCAAACCCAATCGCGTCTATGTTGGTGCTAATTAATTGATCAAAGAATATCTTTGTCTCAATACCCTCAACATAGTGAATTGTTGGTGGAACAGCATAAACTAGGTTGCCGTGGTTTTTTAGAACCTCAAGTTGGTGTAGGTCTGCATCTGAAACGGGCCAAGTAGGGCCATTAGATCCCTTATAAGCCCAAAACGCTTCGATTCGCATATCTACAGTAGATGCATCGTTTTGCCATGCATTCATAACAACACCCACATATCCTGCTGGGATTGTGAATTCAACTGTCACCAGTTGTGCACTTGATGTGGTTACAATTTGTGTATCGGCTGGGCCAAACGAGGCACCAAACGCCCCATTTGCCAAGAAAAACCGTCCATCAAATCGCATAAAGCCACCGTCACCCGTGACGATAGCTGACATTGTGATAGTATCGCCCGTTGCTGCGCCCATGTCATCAAAGTACACCCGCAAGCCTTGCTGACCAGAGACGCCATCTACTTTGCGCTTTAGGGCCTTACCATTAGGAAAAATCGCACCATCAACGATTTCCCATTCTTCCGTTGCGCTATCAGTCCATCTCGCGCGACCATTGAAATCTTCACCAACGGAAATATTATTGAACAGTTTTGGTGTCCATCCAGACTTAATCCCAGCCCAATTAGGCCTATCTACAAAAGCTTGATCTGCTTTTTCCGCCAGACCTGAATTACCTATCCTGACCCAACGGCTCCAAGTGTCATCCCATGAATACCGACCAGCATTAGAAATTACAGCACCATCATATCCAGTAGCGGATGCTGCTAAGTGTGTACCTGTATCGGTGTCAAGAACCTCTGCTCCACTTCCATCAACTACACCAACATCAACCTCCAACTCAGACCATAGTGGTCGAACGAGTGTGCCTGTTGTTTGAGTCCCTTCTAAAGCTGTTATGCGAGTGCCTGCATCATAACTTTCTAGGACTGTGGTGCGACCTTCTAGAGAAGTGGCTCTTACTGCAATCGCGTCAGTTGTTGATTTTGATGCTACTAACTCCCACCCTGTTAGGCCTGTAATGTCTGTATTTGCATCATTCAAAAAGTGGTAAACACCTCCTCCTGCGATGACTTCACGACCAGACTCATAAGCATCTCCTCTAGCTATCGCAGCCTTAAATCTGGATAAGGTGGTAAAGCTTGGGCCATACTCATAGAACTTATTGTTTGTACCTGTTATGTCAGCGTCTGTGGCTGTAGATGTTGCTACTTTGTAAAGGTTTCCGCTTGTTGTTTTCTGGATTGATCCAACTGAAAGTGTGGCTGCCTCATCCTTTAATGAATCAATGTTGCTGTATTCTGGTGTAATCTGCAATGCATTGATTATTATATTGTCTACGGGAAATCCCGACAATGAAACCCCGTTAGAAGTCTCTATATCAATCTTACAAGAGGTATTGGCTGTGTATATAGATGGAAATACACCCACAGAATTAGCAACAACAGGCGATGTATGTGATATTGTCATTGCACTATCTGAATATGATACAATGGGCGTTGTTGTTCCAGATTCATATAGGTACAATTTAGCACCAGATATAGGATCTCCGTTGTCGTTTAGTGCACGTATAGCGCCGTCATAGGCTATTAACGCCATGATTGAACCTCATTGTTGATTATTTGGATTTATTTGGCTAAATTGCTACAAAAGCATATTTAGGAAATCTTATGACAACTGTATTCGCCATAATTGGGGTGTTTGCTCTATTAGTTTTCAACACATGGAACGAACGTAGAATTGATAAGAATATTAGCGACCCATATAAGAGAAACCAAAAAGACGATCATTCTTGAATTAATGAGTTAGGTGCGATGCTAGCGCCAACTGGCAATGCAGGGCCTACCCTTGTGGGTGCCGCTGGAAGTACGCCTGTTGCAGCGGCATCAAATATTTGTTGCGCGCCCCTTTCTCCCGTTCTGTCGGCAACTGCTTTAGCCCCTGTAGTTGTTGCTGAAACAGCAAGCATGGTGGGATCAACAGATACTGCCATTAGATTTAGAGCAGTCATAAGCCCGTTTCCATTTGGTGACAGCTTACCGACTTTTCTTAAAACATTTTCTGAAACATCACCATGAACAAAAGTTCTCATCAGGTTTATTTCTTCCTCTGAAAACCATTTGGCTCTCTTTGGGTCGTTAATGATTGATGTAACAGCCTGCCTGCGTTTGTTTAGGATATTACCACCTGAACCCGTTGAGGCCGTTTGATCTTCTGCCTTCTGCCAGGCACGATCCAATAGCTCGGCCTTTTTAAACCGTGAGTTTGCTAAACGTGCAGCCGACATCAAATCGCTTGCGTCTGTTTTGGCTGCTATCATTTCGTCAATGCCATCTATAGCATCTAGTATTGCCACCTCATTATCTGCTTTAGAAAATCTCTTCCAAAAGTTTTGACGTAATTTGTCAAGCTGTCCAAGAGTCAAGTCCTTCTCTTTATTGCCCTCAAGTATCTTTAGAACAGCTTTAGTTTGGACGTCTGTTTCTGGAACATAATTCGCATCATCCATTTTTGACATAACATTTTGGAATAGCTTGCCCATCTCTTTCGATTTGAACCGCTCACCTGAGCTGTCCACCGCTTGATAGGCCGCTCTTTTCGTTGCCATCAACCCTGCCATTGTAGGCTTATCTGCTGACTTCTGAAACAACCTGCGAAATGCCTTAGAACCAAAATCAACTGTCTTTTGACCTGCCGCACCAAATACGGCACCAGTTGCAGCCCCAATAGCACCTGACTCAAGTCTGTTTTTTAATCCGCCCTCACCCTCAGCGAAACCGAATGTGGCCCCTGTTGCAGCTCCAACCTTAGCAGCTCCCGAAACACCTTTCACGGCTAATGCAGCAGGAGCGGCTAAAGCGCTAGCGACCGCACCACCTGTTTCTAAAGCCGCAGATGTTAATGGCTGTTCTTCTTTGAAGCGACGTTCTTGGCTTCTGTACCTGTCTAATCTTTCATCATAACGCTCACCAAAAGTTTCCGCCTCAGTCCCACGACCAATCAACGCATCACCTGCTGCATTAATTTCATCGCCAAAACCAAGCAAAGCTCCATCAACAATACGGTTAACGCCTTCGGCTACCTTTTCACCTGTTGTCAGTGGGTCAGGAAGATTTTCGACTGGCTCTGGAAGTCTTGCGCGCCTATCTGGGTCGCCCCCCGTTACTCCACCAACATTCAAACCACGACGTTGTGCCTCTGCAAGCAAATCTTTCTGACTAAACTGTGTCTGTTGAGTTTGCTCTGGTTGAGAAATGCTAATGCCGCGACGTTGCGCCTCTGCCAAAAGATCATCACGGGTAAATTGAGGTTTCTCTGTCGGTACATCCGTGTCCTCACCACCTTGCAGTGTATCTTGGCTAGATTGGCTTTGAATAAGGTTCCATATATCTTGTGTAGCTTTCTGGCGGCGACCCGAATGGGGAATGCCCGGGCGAAGAAAAGACTTTTCATAGATGTTTGCGGCTTCTGCTGCCGTTTTAGCGCCTACAAGTTTTTGACCTGCCCGCTTCTCAGTGTTTTGAAGCTCCCATAGTGTAAAATCTACTTGAGTATCAACATCACCTAAATCTGAACCTTGCTTTTGTGCAAACGCTTCATATGCGCGACGACGCGGCCCTGTCCATTGGTTAAGCCCAAAACCACCCCGCGAACCCTTAACAAGCGGATTAATCTCATTGATAGATGACTGAAAACCACCACTCTCAATAGCCATATTACCCATAATACCAGCAGCTACATGATCTGGAACACCACGTTTCTTGAAGGCGTTATATACTTCGAATGCACCCATTTTTAATTACCTTGTAGTAATTGTTGTAGTTGATCGTCTGTTAGGTCTTGAATGCCGCCCTGCTGTTGTCTTTGCTCATCAACAAGACTGGCTCCTGCACCTGAGCCAATTCTCAATCCCTCAATTGCCGTTTCACGGTTTCGACGCTTCTGATCGACAAGCTCTGGCGGATTGCCAGGTACTGGAAAGTACTGCTTTTCAGCATTGTCGAATTCTTGATCTGAGATGACAGCTCCACTCTCGCGACGAAGAATAGCGTTTATAAAATCACGCCTTGCTTGATCAAATTGTTGAAATTCTGTGTCTTGACCGAAGGTTCCTAGTCCCAAAGGCGCTTTGTTCAATTGCTCCTGACCAAAACGAAGACCTTGCTCATCTACTCTATTTAATATTTCATTACTCTCTTGCGTTCTTAGTAAAAATCCTGAGTTCTTAGCTGCATCTACTGTTAGCTTAGGTTGCTTTCTCGCACCACCTTGCCGAATGGTTGTCCCATCGGCTGTTGTAACCTCAAATCCGTTACCTTTTTTCGCTTGTGCATAATCAATACGTGACAGCGGTTGTTTACCTGCTGCCTGTTGCTCTTGAGCATAACGACCATATTCATCTGCTGGCTTATTAGCGGAAGCTTGAGCGCCTTGTATCTTAAGCTGAAAAGCATCCAGCCAATTTTGTTGTGATTGTGCGTTATCCTGCCTGTTTGCATCGAAAACACGGTCTGAATTGCTTTGACGCTGATTAAACACCTGACCCCACTGAGAAACACCTGTTTCGTAATCCCTACGGTCACGTTCATCTGAAATCTGACCCTCAAGTCCACGAACTTGATCTAATAGGGTAGGCAATTGATCAAACGTATAATTTTGAATTTCACGTTCAGGAATTGCACCTGTGCGGGCCAAAGCTATTTTTGCAGCTTCAAAGTCCGCCTCATTGTTTATGCCTCTTGCTGCTGCTGCAACAATACCAGCAGTTTTCAACGACTGAGAGCGTTTAGTTTCTTCTGCACGTGCAGCTGTATCATAGCCCTGTGCCATTGCTTGAAGTGGGTTTGTTACCTGAAAATTATCCAAAGATTCCGTTCCCTCTTTGCTGTTGAGATGCACCGTATATGCTTGATAAGTTATTTAAACTTTGGTTGAAAATGTTGGATTGATTAGCATATCCTGATGCTTGCGCATTCCCTGCTGCACGTAAGTTATTTCCTGAATTGTTTGCAAAACTTTGCCCCAACGCTGCCAAACTATTTGTTTGAGTTTGACCTTGACCTGCACCTGCCGCCAATCTGTTTAGAAACGTATTGTATTCTTGACTTGCCAAGCCCTGTGCGAACCGTGCGGAATCCTGTGCGAAAGCACCACCTTGCGTTTGCCCCCTTGCTGCCGCAGATCGTTCTAACGCTTTATTTCCCTGTTCAAGTTGGAACTTATATGATGGCGTTTCCTGAAACCCTTTATATTCAGTTTGCGTTGTGTTTGCTGCAATTTGCTCATCTATGTAATCTTGAGCAAGACCACGGCTATCAAATTGCCTATCGTCTACCTTATAGTAGTCAGGAGTAGCGGCTGTTGCTCCTTCTATCGTACGGTATGCACGATCATTTCTACCACCAGAGAAAACAACTCGACCACCTTGGGCTGGTGTTCCTTTGACCTCGTCAATAGTGTATCTGTCGCTTAAGTCCTCATTGTTAAATGTGGGTCTATCCCCAAGCCCTAACTCAAAATTTAACGCCTGTAGATTGTTTAACCCAGATTGACGAAAAGGCTCCGCAAGCTCAACATTATTTTCGTAAATATCACGCTGCAATTCGTTTGCTTCTCTTGCTGCCCCTACCTGAGCATCAGCCGATTTGTCTGCGCTTTTTGACGCAAATAAACCACCTGCTACACTTGCAACTCCACCTATTATACCGCCCATTATGGAACCCATCCTTGCATTATGATTGTTTTGTCTGGAAGGTGCATTTCACCCTCCTTTGTGAAGCCAATTCGCCTAGATAATGACAAAGCAGCTCTATTACCTTTAGGTGTCCATCCAATAATCTTATCGGTTCTACCTGTTTCCCAAAAATCTTTTAATATTTTCCGCGCAGGCATCACCGTATGACCCCATGCACTTGGCTTGACTGCATAATGAGCCATCCAAACCCTTGGCCACGGCGCTAAGTGAAATATTCCACAAACATCACCTTCTGACCAATATTCAACACCCTGAACTGGAAGCTCATCGGGGGTGTTGCCGTGTATCTGTTGACTTGGATCTCGAAAGTATTCACGCGCCTGATCGACAGTTATTTGCATAACTTAGGAAACGTCGCCTGAAATCTGCACTGTTAAAGTTGCGCTCGTTGCCGCCTTCATTTGCAGCGACGCACCTTTAGGTATCGTTACATTAATAAGAGCCTGTAGGCCCATTGTGGTATTTGCTGCCACAGATAATGCATCATAAATTTGATTTGCAGCGGAAGCCGCTCCACCATCGGGAACCAAATAAACATCTAAGTCATCTGCCGTTACAGTAGAATTACAAACTGTTGCTGAGAATACGCTAGTGGTTGCATTACTTGATGTATAAACAGCTACTGCCGTGTCCGTTGGTTGACCTAAGTATAGTTGTTGTTTTGCCATTTTTTACCTCAGTAAATCGTGTTTGAAACTATTGATTGTGATTGATTGTATTCAGTATTTGACACTGGATCGCCTAGTGTTGTGTATTCCGTTGCAGCTATGAAAACTGGGCTTGATAAATATAAAGTGCCAAATGCGATTTCTGCGGCACTGCTTGCTCCCGATGCACTTATGTTCGTTCGCAAGTCATCAAGCCAACGGGCAAATTCCTCAGTAGGCAATACACCGTTTCTTGGTGATAATGTGCCAATTGGCAGTCGTCTGCGGAATGGTGGCATATCAACCATAGGAAATACCATACATATCGCGCTGAATTGGGTCTGTTACAGTTAGACAAATTTGCGCTCTGTAAAATTGTCCTAAGCCCCTCCATGATATCCGTTTATTATATTCACCTATCCGCCCAATGCTTCGGGATGTTTCAGTTCCAAACCTTCGCCCATCACGTCTAATCTGGAGCATTACTTTTGCATTACGGCCTATATCTGTGCCGCCCGCTTCCATCGCAAGATACAACTCTGATATAGTGAAAGGTTTCCCAGATTGCTCAACAGGCATGGAAGTAGCAGAAGCTTCTAAAACCTGCCCATCATCTGTATATCCGCTTTGAATACAAACCTTGCCATTAGATGTTCCAAATATATAAATCGACTGCAAAACACATGATTTGCAACCCAGCCAAGGACTTTCATCAGTACCAGTTGAAAACTCCGACCATAGGCCTGTCGTTATGTCATAACAAAGTGTCGTCTTGTCTGTTTGAATTGCGTAGAAAAAATGACCCCTGTCTGTAAACGTAAACCCACCTACGACACTTAAGGTTTGAATAACCTCTTCAATTTCACGTGTTGATATAACTTCTGGACTGCCACCACCTGAACGGTAAACAATCTTGTCTTGACCTACCCAATAAACCGCATTATCTGCCTTTGCTATTGTTTGGCCATCCAAGCATCCGCGCTCCATTGTTGCGCCCTGACTGCGCTCAAATGGAAAGTCTGCATTGCCTGAGTTGTACCAAACCTCGATTGTTCTTTCACCAAATAACCAAAGCTCACTATGATCTGATATGGAGCCTCGCAAACCGTCCGCCATACTTTCAGCAAACGCTAAGTCCAAGCCGCTAAATGTCTTCCCCTCATATAGACCTGAAATCGTCAGTGCGTCCTTGCGGTCTAAGGTTTCACCTGTAACAATGAAATAACCATCTTTGAAAACAACAGTGCGTGGAGTTAATACTGAACCTGTATCATATGCAGACAATGTCGAACCATCATAGATGTAATAGGTATCATCTGCAACAATCGCCAGCTGTGTGCCGTTCCAAGCCATAGTAGTCTGAACACTATCTTTAACTTGCCCTATTTTGACAGTCATACCCGCAGGAGTGATTGAATAAACCCCAGCACTAGTGCAAATAAAAGCAAGGCTTGTGGTTTCAACCATCGCCCGAACGGCTCCACCAAGTGAAGCAAGCTCTGTTAACCCTGTGCGTCCGATCAAAACAGCAGGAGAGACGCCACCCTCAGAGGGTCGCAGGAAGTAATTAACTAACCTCTCGCCGTTATAGCCTATTGCCTCTGTGGAGGCTTTAGATTGTCGCGCAAATGGAATGTACGGCATCAGTAATAGGTTACCATTAAAGGTTGACCATCTACGATGTTTTTGGCGTTTTCATACGCCTTAACCATGCCCATACCGCGCTTATATTCACTAGCATATTGCGGCATCGAATAACCAACCGACAAGCTACCAGCAACCATGATTGATAGCGGTAAAAAGACTGCATCTGGAACTGTCTCGATAGTCCAATCAAAAGCTAATCCCTCTGTATCATCTAGGGAAGCAAATGCGCTCTCCAAATGCACCAAGGCTTGTGCTTTATCTTCATCATTTGGTTGTTCAAACATCGCGCAAACGGTCAAATGGCGCAAAGCTTGGACACAAACATCTTGGGACGTTTTAGTCATTACGTTTTACCTTACGCTTAGGCGCTTCAAAACATGGAAGAGCTGAAACCTTATCAAACAAAGGCTTATTATCTTTTAGGTTAACGGTTTTACCTTTTGCAAACTCAACGCCACGAATGGTCACTGTTTCATCTGTATTTACGATTTTCATAATGATCCCCTAACAATATAAAGAGGCACAGTTTCCCATGCCTCCGTTATTATTAGCTGTCAGCTACTGCTGCGAAGTAACCTGTGACAACGCCGTGATCCTTAAGATCATCAGTATCACCCGATCCTGTACCAAACGTCATCTTGTCCAAGCCGTCGATAGTAACGATAGCACAACCTTTTTCATTGCCGTAGTCAGTCTCACCTTTGGTGCGTGTCTGCCAGCGTTTCGCAATGCCTAGACCGAATGCTTGAGCGCCACATAAGAAAGCACCTCCAACATCAATACCTGCGTTGCCAACACCAGTTAGGATTGTCATGTCATCCACTTCGTGAATAATCATGCCGTCCCAAATAAGATCACCACCCTGGAACAATTTGTTGTTCTGCGTAGCTACGCTTACTTCACGTTGAGCCTGTGTAATCGTTGTGTTGTCTTTAAGATCACGGAACGACAGGGGGTTAACAAAGACAACGAACCAACGCTTGTTGTCTTTTTCGGTACGAATTGGACGCAACTTTGGATTTGCTGACAATGCAATTCGCTTCATAAGCGAGAGTGCAGCGGGTGTTAGCTTGTCATTTGTTGCATCGATATTCAACAAAGATGCTGAGTGATCATTTGAAGAGTTGTTCGACTTAGCAGCACCAAACAAAACACGGTCTGCATTATCAACAAGCCATGCGTCTTTTTGCACTTCGGAAGCCGATGCGTAAAGAACACCATTTTTAGAATATAACTGATCTGTTACACGGTCATTGTCTTCTTCCATTGACCAATCCATTAACTGATCTTTAGCCGCATCGCGTAATTCAATTGCTGAAATCTGATCTTCAAACTCAGTGATTGAAACGGCGTTACGACGCAAAGCCACAGTCAACTTATGGCTACGAGAACCTAGCTCTTCCTCATTACCCTCAAGTTTAGATGTGCCATCATTCGGGGCGCCTGTAAGTTTATTAACAAGAGCGAATGTTAAACTGTCGCCCTTTTTCTTTTTCAGGTCTTCTTTCACCTGAATAATAGACGATGTGCCTTTCCCCATATATTTCTTGTATGGGTTATTACCTAAGTATTCGCTGAAGTATTTATCATCCCACTGTTGAACGGTTAAGCCCGTTGCTGCTGATGTATTAGTCATATTATCACCTGTAGTTTAGGCAGTTACTTGAATAGAGAATCCAAGGATACTGGGCCTGTCCAATTTGTTTTTGGGGCCCCACCGCCTGTTCCTGTTACGCCAGCCATAGAAGGTGCGGGTTTCCCTGCCATTTCTGCGGCTTGCTTCGCTACTATTTCAGCTTCGACTTCTGCTTTTATTTTAGCCCGCTCTTGGTCTTTCCAAGCTTGCGGATCATTACCGATTTCTGAAACCACTTGCCGTTGCTTGTCCCACTGCACCAAGGCCTCATAAGGATTACGCTTTGACATAATCCCATCGAAGGCCGCTTTGTCATTTGCTGCCCTTAGAGCTTCGAAAGCTGCTGTGACAACTTCCTGACCGTGCTTTTCCACTGCCATGTCCTGAGATAAATCAAGCTTTACATTCATCACGCCATTGTCGATTTGACTTTGAACATGATTGTTAAATGCCGTCTGATCCTCAAAAACATCTGGTGCTGGAGTTGGCTCCACTGGCTTTGCGCGCATTTCCTCAAGCTGTCGCTCAAGGTCTTGACGCTTTGCCCGTTCTTCTGTGAGAGCTGCTACAGGAATAGTTTCAGGCTTTGCAACCTCTTCTACCTCTGGGGCGACTTCCTCAATTGAAGCCTCTTCTGTGGTGGTTTCTTCTGCTACAACCTCTTGTGGCTGTTCGGTTACTGTTGGCTCTTCAACCGTTTCACCATTAAAAACATCGTCCAAACTGGACGTCTGAAATTCTTCATCAGACATTATATCACCCTATCGTTGTGAAAGTTACGAAACGCCCGAACAGCGGCGACCTGATACGCCCGTTTAACCACGGCGGCTGGTATTAAAGCGCGAGAGGCAGTGCTGTCTCTGTTGCAATCTTTTGTGTCTCAGCTTGTGTTTTTTGAACATCGGCCTGCATTCCCATCATTTCCAACTCTTGCTGTGGATTTGGGGCGGCCTTTGACTGTTCAAGCAGCTTTAACAATTTCTCTTTTTTCTTAGAAGGCATTGAAGGATCGGCTTCGATCAAAACCTCTGGTGGTAATACTTGACCGTATTTCATCAGGGCTTCGAATGTTTCACCTTGCTGTGTGACTGTGTCAGGCACTTCTTCGATTGTTACATCAAGGTCGATCTTCTCAACATCATTTTCAACATCAATAATCTGATTTAAGCGCGGGTCATTAGGAACCAATTGTAACTCTTGAATGGCCTGCATTTGCTGTTCAGGTGGTAGCTGTCCAATCTTTTCACCCAATGTAACCTGCTTATTAAGCTGCACAAAACGTGCATTGGTTTCATCATCTGTTACACGCACCCAACGCTCTTCTGTCCAGAACTGGCGAATACGCATCCAAGCATGGCGATAAACTTCGCGAGTGAAGTGGTGTAGCTTATCTGTTGGTGATGCAATTTCAATCATACCACCTTGTTGACGCGCTAGAACCGCACGGCCTGATTGCTGTTCTCCACTCTCACCTGACAAAGCAGAGTTAGCGCCTAACAAATCAATCTCGTTCTTAGCTTCTTGTAGTAGATTAAACTGACCTGATGCTAGATCACCTGTCGGTAGTATTTCAAATACTGTGTCAGGCCCATCTTCGGTTTGAATTAATCCATCTGGACGTGCCAATTCTCTGCGTATTGCATTTGGATCGCCAATATCTTTGGACATGCGAACTTGACGTGAATTAACACTGTGCAATGCCTTTGAGCGACGCTTGTTAATCTCATCCTGCGGATCAAACATGTCACGGATAACACCGTAACGTTGGTTTTCACGGCCTACATAAAGGCTTTGCAGGATAAGCGGACAAACTGATTGACCGTCCTCGTCAACATAGGGGCTTTTACCACCGTCTAGCTTTTGACCCTTGATAAACTGGCAGTAATGCCAATCTTCACCCTCCTTATACCACATCAATAAAGTACGAATGCGCTTACGCTTTGCATCGAACCAAATATCAGAAGGTCTATCGTCGTATGTATCATTTGATGAGGATTCAGTCATCATTTGATCAACGTGCTTGCTAAGGTCTACTTTTGGAGCCTCAACCTTGTAATTTGCCTTAAAGTCATCAGCATCAACCCAAACAACAGCACCTTTATATCGTGCATCACTGAAATCGTGGCGACGTGAGTGTGGGTCATAAAACAAACGATCCCAAGGGTAATGATTGATCCTAACTTGTACTTGGCCTTTTGCATCCATTTCATGGACAACTTCTGCACCACCAAAGCCCTCAACAAGCATATTGTCATATACAAGTGATCGTGTTTGGTCGAAATCCTCATTGTCAGCAACAAACCGTAAAGCATCCGTGATAGCCTCTGCGCCTTGCTGGTGTTGTTCTGTACGTGGGAATGCCTTTGGGTCTGTACGTTGCTTAATTTCAAGCCCTAAAAGCCACTCAATCTTGCGACGGATACGATTAATAACAACAGGCGGCTGTCCGCGCTTCTGTAGTGTCGCTATCTCTGCATCAGTTAACTGTTTGCCATCTACATAATCCCTTGCACGTTCACCCTCTGCACGTGCATCGGTTGTTGCGTCCTCGGAGGCTGTGAACCAATCTTCGTAACGGGATATATCGTCTTGCTTTACGCTGTTTTCCAATTGTAATCATCCTCGTCATCATCAACGTCATAATCGCGCTTACGTTTGGTTTTTGTTTCTTCTGCAGCAATAACAACACCTTTGCGGTGAAGCCCCTCAACTGCGTAGCGGAGTGCATCTATTAGATGGTTCCAAGCGTCTGCGACTACGGGAAGTATTTCTTCTGTCTGCTTGTCTATCTTGTAAGAATAGTTCTTAAGCTCATTGATTAAGTTCACGCATCTTGGGTGCACAACAATATCAAAACCCTTTAGAAAATTAATACCATGCTCTATTGAGCCTTTGCCTTTTTTAGCTGCCCGTATCTTTGGAAAGCCATTACGGCGAACATAATCAATTGTTTCTGGTCTGGCGTTATCTGCACGTAAGGGCCATTTGTGAATGTCAGGAACCTTACCAAGTAATGTTGGTGTTGCTTCCATTTCACAACCTATTTGTGATGCTTCATAATCAACGTAGAGAGTTGTTCCCATTATGCAGCATCTAAGTGCTGCCGTTGGGTCGTTAGCAAAGCCCCAATCGGCCCCATAAAACCAAACAACATTGTCAGGTGTTTCTAAAGCTTCTATCTTCCAGTTTTTGAATATCTGGGCTTCTGTGTTCTGTCTAAAACCACCATTCCAAATGTGATTGTAATCATCTGGACGTAATCTTTGATCATCTAATCGCTCTTGCTCCAAAACATCAGGAAACCAAGGATTATCCATATAGTTTATCTCAATGATTTTACTGTTAGTTGGGGGCGTTTTTCTAAACCGCTTGTGTGTCGAGCTTTCTTCGCCTTCTGGGTTCCATGTCACCCAAATCTCTGAGTTGTCCTCACGAACTGTTGGGGTAAGCTTTCGCCATCCATTTTCACTAACGCCTTCACCTTCATCAATCCAGGCGATCAACACTCTGGCTTTAGATTTTAGGCTGTCTAGGTTTCTAGTTAATCCTGAGAATACATATCGAACGCGATTGTTTTTTGTTCTTATGTATTTTTCACCAATATCGAAGTACGCCTTTAACCACGGCACCGATCGAATAGCAGTCTTGATTTCCTCCATTGAGCTATCATCTAGGCTATTCATGAACTCACGTCCACAAAGTATAACACCTTCGATCCCTGCCTCTGCGAACATATAAGCTCTTATGGCTGTCATTAAGGCAAACGATCGTGTCTTAGCTGACCCACGACCTCCATATGCGCCACGATACCGTGCAGAACCCTGAAAGATAGGTATTAGCTTTGGCGGCAGCTCTACCTGTACTGTTGTCATTTACTTGGACAAACAAGCTCAACAATCTTAGGACGTAAAGACCCGTCTGGATTGGAATGCTCTACCTTATCTGATAATAGACCATGAAGTTTTGCTTTACCCATCGTGGCGGCAGTCATTGCGGCAGACTGTTTTTCGTTTTTTGCAAGTTTTCTGTTCTCATTCAGCTCTAATGTTAGGCTGTCTATTGTAACCGAATGGCGTTCTCTAGCTTCCTCTTGCAACCCAATCACCCTTGAGGAAACCTTGAGGTCAGCTAAGACTCTACTGGCTTCCTGCCAAACGCTTTCAGGCTTAGTGCTATCACTTACATCATAAGCCTGCCTATATGCCTCAGAAGCATTCCCCGTCTCAACATAAACTTGAGCAAACGCTTCCTGCTTTGGAGTAAGATCAGCCATAATCACTAAACCCTTTACGCTCTACACCAATGCCAGCCATGATACGAACTCTCTCATTGATTACGATGCTGCCTGTTGCTGTATTTGTTATCTGAATGCGTCCATGTCCTGAACGACCGTTTGGCCAACTGTTTGCGCTTACTGTAACTATTACGTTTGGATCACTTGTTGTGGTTGTGACCTTTAGGTATCTGCCAAGAGCGTCTGTTAGTTCTGCTGTGTATGTGTCACCTGATGCACCTACATCGTAGGTTAATGAAGCTGTGTCGCCTGCTGTCAATCTCTTCATTTCACCCTCATTTATACTACATCGTCATAGTTTGTGTTGGCCATGCATGTGAAGATTGGCATATTAATGACGATTTGTGCTATTTTATGTGATCTGCAAGGGTAAATGACGCAAATGTCTTATCAACCTTTTTACCATCACATAAGTGGCGTGTTTTTACTTGTACCCTGTCAACTGTCTGCTGATTACCATCAAATGATATAGATAACGTTTCCTCACCAGCCATACGGTCATCTTCAGTATGCTGATCCTCATTGCTCCAAGGTGCTTCATTCCACTGTCCAAAGTGTTCTGTCTGTACTTGCAAGGCATTGAATGTGCATTTTACCTTAACAAAGTTTGCTTTGAGGAATATGCGGTCATCCTTTTGAGTAACTTCTAATATCTCGACTTGACCATATGGTACCGGATTAAAGTAATCATTTGCATAGAGAACAAACATTCCCAGAAATACCGATAGGAATAAACCTAACTTCGTTGGGGTTAAATGGTCTCTCATTTTGACAACCCGCCTGATGTAATGAAAGCCACCGCACTTGCTATAACTGGAACAAATGCAGCCCTTAGAATCCAATCCATTGTGGTTTGCTTCTTTTCCATTGCCTTAGTCATTGTGTCTAGCTTTTGATTAAGTAAAGCTATTTCCGTTTTCATCTCTGCAACACATGATGATAGCTTATCAAACTTTTCTGGACTTACCTCAGTCATCTGCTGCTCTCATCCATATGCCTAATGCTAAGAATAGGTTAATTACGATTAAACAGCCACCTAAACGACCCATGACGAATTCCATATCTATAAAAATATAAACAGCAGAACCGAAGAATAAGAATAATGTATCCTCTATGCTATCAATGCCGTTCCAGCGTATTAACTCCCACCAAATGAAATATATACCAACGATTAAACCAACCATTGCGATCTGATTAGGATACTGCCCGGTGATCCACCACATAAGGCAGGTCATTGCAGTTACAGCGTTAAACCCTATCCATATATGACCACATTGATTGCCTGCATAACGTACAGGCTTACCCTTGAAATCATCAGGTATGGAAAGCTCATCGAATAGCTTTGATAATCTGCCCATGTAAACCCCATTGCTATTCGTCTGTTGGGGCGTATGCTACTTGGTAGTCATTCAGCCACTTATACTGGTTGTTTTGATTAGATCCTCGTAAGTGTTCGAGCATTTACGAGGGTCACTGGTTTATTTACACGCCGCTTTTTGCAACTTACGGCCTATATTGTTTCGGGCCTGCTCGTTTAACACCCAATCCGCTGTTAGCTGTGTATCCTTGCGACTTGGCAGAAACCCGTCATCAGGCGTTAAAGCACGTTCAAACGCGCTGCATATTGCCTTGCTAGTCTCTGTACTCGCGCTCTGTGGTTGGG